GGAAAAAAGTAAAAAAGTGAAAAAAAAGGGTGGAAGCCGCCACAATAGGAAGAACTGAGCTCCAAAAGGCAAAAGACATCGGTCGGGTTTACATGGAGGCAGAGGGAGCAAGTTATGGAAAGTTGCTAAAGGTTGCTATTGACAAAATGGCAGATTCCAAGACTCCAGAATGGTGGGACAGACTAATGAAGATTGCTGGGTATGAAGACTTCTTAAGTAAACAAAAAGGGGCAGTTGGTAATCCAACAATTGTAAATATTATAGGTCGTGAACAACGAGAATTAGCCTCGGAATATATCGAGGGAGAAATAATACCAGACGATGGCGATAATAAGACCGAGTAAATACCGACAATTCATTCAGGACAACTTTTTGGTTCTCGATAGAGATTCCCAGCTTCCCGTGCCTTTTACTTTTAACAACGTCCAGTCTAAATATCTTGATGTCTTGCAAGAGAGATACCCAGACATGGAGGGTGTTAGGGAGATTATATTGAAAGCCCGCCAGCAGGGTTTCTCTTCTTTAATATTGGCTTTGTTTGCTGTTGACTTTATTCTTCGCCCCCATTCTATCTCTATTTGTATCTCCCACAGAAAAGATGCCACCGAACTTCTATTCAAAAAGGTTAAATTTTATTTGGAAAGCTATCTCCGTAAGTTGATTGAAAATCACATGAAGAAAAACGGGGAGTGGAAAAACGACTGGTCAGAGGAAACTAAGAAAGCAGCTACAGACCACTACTTTGCTGATTGGTGGAAAAGTTACTTTAAATCTGATAATAAAAATATGATAGAAAATGCTACCAACGATGCACTTTTCTATATTGGTACAGCGGGAACCAAAGTTGGAGGTCGTGGTGGTTCCGCTAGAAACATCCATTTTTCTGAGGCAGCCTTCTACCAGGACACAGAAATGATTACCGCTCAGGAAATCATAGTTGGTACCTCTCAGCAGGTTCCTCAGGGGCATGGAGCAATCTTTATTGAATCTACTGCAAACGGTGAGGGTAATTTCTACCACGCAGAATGGGAAAGAAGTCAGCCAGGTGGAAATGGTTCAGTTTATAAGCCTAGATTTTTTGGTTGGCAGGAATTCTATACACCAGAATGGATAGAAGAGAAGAAAAAAGAGTTTCCATCAGCCAAAATGGCATCACAGGAATACCCTGGTTCACCAGATGAGGCTTTCATAACTTCTGGAGAGCCATTCTTTGATGCGATGGTTCTAGATGCAATGCAAAAGGAAAATGTAGTACCAGTGGAATATGGGCGAATAGTGCCTGACGGCAATTTCTTATGATAGACACAAACGAACATGTCGGGAGTTTCAGTTTTGATAACCATTATGCTTGTCGTGTGTATCGTAAATTAGAGGTTGGAGAACAGCTTGTCATGTTTGCCGACCCTGCTGACTCTCAGGACTTTTGTGCTGCCGTAGCTTTTTCTAAGAAACATTATGATTTTCCTATAGTATTTAACGAGGTTATGGAATCTTCCCAGTTTGGGTATGAGTTGAATAACATCGCTAAATACATTAATCTCCGCACAAACATGTGGCCAAGAATGGCTGTTGAAAGAAACACTGGTCAGGCTACTATTTTCGTCTTGCAACAACTTAATTATCCTGACATGTTTAGGATGGTTGACTTTACTTCCACAAACATGCACGAAGGTGGAGATGTCGGATGGGTCACAACTGGAAATATTTCTGGAGGAGAGTTAAGGGGAACAAGAAGAAAAATGTTGGACGACCTTGCCATGGTTGTCAAACAGGGCAGAATTAAAATTTATGACCGTGAGCAACTCAAACAGATGAAGTCATTTGTTATTGTTAAGGGTCGCGCGCAGGCACGCGCGAATGCGAAAGACGATTTAGTTATGGCTACCGCTGGAGCTTGGCAAGTCGCAGAGTTGACACCAACAGAAGATTTTGGAGAATATGACCCAGAAGCACTTAGACAACAAAGAGAAAAATGGAGATTCAGATAGACAGAAAACATTGGCGTCATCACTATTTTGTTCCTGGTATTCCACTCTGGAGTTACTGGGGCAGGGGTCAAATTTTTTGTGCTGATTGTAAACATTATTTTTATAATGATATTTTATATCTAAAGGAACTTTTAAAATGGGAAATAAAAAACATTGACAATCGTATTTATAATGTTTTGATTTTATTAAAGATTTGGAAGTATGATGATGAAGAATACACGTACAAGTGTTTTTTCCAAAAAATAAATGCCAAAAACAAAAAAACAACCAGTTGACACAGACTATTACGCCATCAATAAATACAACGAAGAGTCCTTTACTCAATTGTTAAAACATTTTCGACCAGATTTATTTGTCTTGGCGGACTTGTTGGATTCTACTGGTGTAAATTATTATGTCATCTTTCAACTCATACGACACCTCAACAATATTGCCATGGGAAATAGATATGGAGCTGTCACTGCCCAAGTTGAAAATGGCATTGTTACCTTTGTGAGAGGTGAAGAATCAACTAAATTGAACGAAGATTTAATCAAGAAAAAACCCAGGTTGACAGAAGCTATATAGTTTGCTCTACTGGGTATTATAAGGTTATTAGCGGAAAAACCGCACTAACCGTCCATATCAAATTTTATATTTTGCGTGGACGGTTTTTTATTGACCAAAAGGTATGCCTACCAAAATTACTGACTTATCTCCTACAAAAAGAAAAGAAGAACTTATCTTTTCTGAAGTCCAACACCATGAAGAAATAGGATTTCAGGAAACAGAACGTCGTTCTACTGGCAAAGGCCGAGTGGGTTCTATTTCTTTCAATGAGGCTGATGAACTCTTCCGTTCTTATTTAGATGAGAACAACTGGCCTTATGATGCTCTTCTCTTTGACCCTCGTATTTTTACTTTCATCTTTGAAAAGACTTCTCGTTTGATAGCAAACAAACCAAAAGGACGACTTATTCCTCGTGAGGGGGCAGATGTGTTGGCTGCAAAAATCAACAATTCTCTTCTTGATTATCAATGGGACCAAGCTAACTACGGGGGGACAATGCTTCAAAAATGGGCGCTTATGGATATTAATACCAGAAAATATGGGGCTTCTTTCGCTTTGTGTGCATGGAAATATGAAACTGACAGGGGTGGAAAGATTGTTTTTGATGGACCAGAGATGGAAGTTCTCAACAACAGAGATGTTGCTCACGATTTGACTGCGACAGCGATAGAAAACGCAAACTGGATTCAAGTTAGAAAGTATGTCACTCTCCAATCTCTTGAAAGAGTTAATGATGCTGCCAGAGGAGCTCCTATTTACAAAAACCTAGAAGAACTTAGGTTCAGTCTTAATCAACAAGATGCTACTAAAGAAACTGGTGGCCTCCAAGGACAGGGTGAGGGAAGAGAGACTCACTGGATTTCAAGAAACAGACAGATTTCTAAATTGGAAACCGACCCATATGGAAAAGACCAAGTTTTTAGAACTGTAGAAATAGTTACCGAATATCGTAGAGATAGATGGATTACTTTTGCTCCAAGACAGGGAATTGTTCTTCGTGATATTCCAAATCCTTATATGAATAACGAAATACCTATAGTTATGTTGAAATACTACATGATTGATGATGATTTATATGGTATGAGCGAGATTGAGCCAGTTAAAGGTATTCAGAAAGCTATTAATGCTATTCTCTGTCAGTACATTGACGAAATCAACCAGAACCTTTATTCCCCTATTGCTATTGGTCCAGGTGTTAAACAGCACACTCTTGAATGGGGCAAAGGTGCACGTTGGATAATGAACAACCCAATGACTGACTTTAGACTAGTAGAATCTCGTTCAAATGCTGCCCAATTCTTTAACAACACCTACTCAGTTTTGGTTTCCGCAATGATGAATGCCCTTGGTGAATCTTCCTTGGGTGTTTCTAATATTCAGCCATATCAGCAAGATAAAACTGCTACTGAGGTTAAGGCTCTTCAGCTTCAGAGAAACGCCCGAGATAATTACAACCAACTTATGCTTTCAGAATCTATTAAAAGACAATTTATGCTTTGGCACTCAATGAACCAGAATCTTCTTTTCTCAGACCCAACTAGAGAAAACTTTGTTATTCGAATTGTTGGAAGAGACGCTATTAAATACTTCCAAGAAAGAGGACTTGGTGACATGGGAATTGGAGACGAAGCAACCAAATACATGCAACAAATGGCTGACACTTTTGGGGTTGGTTTAGATGAACTTAGAAATAAATATGGTATCAAAGGTGAGCAATTTGCATTTCCAAAATATCCCGTTAATCTAAAAAATGACGGTGAGACCGAAGTTAAACCAAAACTGTTGGTGGATGAGGGTAAAAGCTCAGCGAGTTTGGCAGTTGAAGAAAAAGATATTAAAGGATTGTTTGATTTCAGCGTAGATGTTGAGTCTATGGCAGTTAGTTCAGACGATGAACGTAAACAGGCACGACAGACAGCTGTTTCCTTGCTTGTTTCCAATCCAAACATTACTGCATATCTACAACAGGAAGGTGTTAAACCTAAATTTAAAGAATTGTTTATTGCATGGTTGGAAGACCTCGGTTTCTCTGATGCAGATAAATTCTTTGAAAATCTTCAGGGTGCCCAGGGCGGAATGCCAGGACAAGAAAGTGGCGGGGGTTCACCCGAAGACCAAATGGCTAATATGGTTAAGATGTTTCAGGGTGGAGGAGAACAGGGAGGAAATCCTACCCAACAACTACAGCAGGTAACACAGCAAATGAATCCAGGAACAGGGGCTAACCAACTTGTTAAAGTTGTTCCACAGGGGACAGGTCAGCAAGAAGGACAGGCCCTCGGAAACCCTAATCCTAGTCAATATCAACAACTAGTTAATAAATTCTCTGGAGGAGCACAACAAAATGGCGGACAACAATAAAGAACAGTCAACAACTATTAAACCTCTTCTTAATCCAGGAGAGGAAGATGAATTGTCAAAAGGACAAGCTCTTTATGAAATGGACAAAAACAATCCTGGCTGGCAAATAGTCAAAGATTGGCTTAACAGTCTCGCTTTTCACAGCTGGGTTAATCCTATAGAGGCAGAAAGCAAAGAAAAATGGGAATGGCAAGAATTAAATGCCTATCATGCCGCAAATATTGCAAAAGAGATTCTTGAGAACATCGCTTCAGCCGTGTCTAGGTCAGAGTACCTTGACAAAGTTAAAAGTGGTGAGATAGAACGAAAGAGGATGACACTATAGGGTTATGAAATGGAAGAAAATTTTGGACAAAAACCAGCAACCCTACCTCCGCTTCCAGGAAGCGATGAGAAAAGTATTGCTTGGAATCAAAGAGACTCTTTTTACGATGTACGAGCACGTGATTTCTGGGGACAAAATCAAATTATTAGAGAAACAATTAAAGACTATGAAAAATGTAATCACTATTTTATTCGCAAAGGTCCAGAAGTGGAATGTAAAAAATGCCACTATGGGCTTTTGGGCAACTTTAAAATCCAAGACGGTAAGCTTTTTTTCAAAGGTGAACCGCTAGGGATTTAATATTCCAACACTAAAGTAATTTAGTTTGCCATATTTTCTAACCAAAGGGGGAGATGCGCATGCCCCCAAAAATAATCGCGCACGATTGGAGGTGAGAATATGACGGATAACGCACAAATACCAAATGAGGCTGTGCCAGCGGACAACGCAGCACAACCAGTAATAGCAGAAGCACCACAGGCTGTTCAACCAGCTGTAGTCACTGCGCCAGTTGTACCAACTGATAACACAAGAACTCAGCAACAATTCGAGAAGCTTCTCGAGAGCAATAAAGGACTCTATGAGGCTAACCAATTGCTCCGACAAGAACTACAACAGCGACGTGAGGCTAATCAGCAGTTTGCACCTGTTCAACTTCCACCTATTCAGCAACAACCAATTCCACAGGGTGTAAATCCTGCGGACTTTATCGAAACAGACCCAGCTTCTGGCGAGCGATACATCAATGATGTCAAATTGCAAGCTAGAATTGCGGAATTGAACGATAGAGCAAGTAGAGCTGAAGAGGCTGTTCAAAGATACGTAGAAACTTCGGAACAGAGGGAAATTGAGAGACAAAACAGAGAAGCCTTTTCGGCTTACCCTGACCTTAACCCTGCTGACCCAAAGCACGATGTGGTTTTCCACAATCAAACTAGGGCAGTTATATACGATTCAGTATTGAATCCTCAGGATTACGGTGGAAAACCGCTTAGCTTTAAGGATGCTGCTGACTATGTTCGAGGACAACAATCTCGTTTGGCCGAAGCTTCTCAGAAACCGCAACAAAATGCGACTACTGAGAAAGACACTCAAGAACAGCAACAAGCTGCTCAAGAGTTAAAGCAACAAGCAACTGCCTCTCCGACTGGAGAAATCCAGACCCAGAGAAACGTTGCTCAGGATGTTCAAGAGTTAAAACGCCTTCAAATGGCGACTAGACTCGGGGACCCTGATGCTCTCGCTATTCGACTCGCTAACGTAGAACACGTTAAAAAGTCTGAAGAAGAGGCTTCCTAATGTGGATTCCGCACCTCCGCACTAGGTCAGTTTACTGGTGCGGAGAAAGGAAAGACATGAAAGGAGGTGAAAATATAATATAATATGGCATTCGGATTGATAACTTATCAAGATGCTTCCCGTAGGGAAGATTTGCTTGATGTGTTGGCAGATGTTTCTCCAGACGAAACTCCCCTTTTGACCCTTTTTGCAACTGGTACCGCTCGCGGCACTTTGCACGAATGGCTTAAGAGAGCTATTACTCGTCCAACCACCGTTTCAGGTGACGCTGAAGGCGCAGACACTACTTTTAGTGACCTTACTGCTCCATCACGAGTAACAAATGTTACCCACATCATCAAACAACCTATTCAAGTATCTCGTACCGAAAGACGTGTCAATGTCGCAGCCGTGAATGACCCATGGGCATTCCAAAAGCAAGATGCGTTGAGACAGCTTAAACTCAAGATGGAGTACGCTATTCTTAACTCTACTAACGCTTCTGGTTCCTCAGGTGTCGCACGTACTATGACTGGAATCGATGCATTTATTACTTCTATGGTTACTGGTCGAAATTCAGGAACTTCGTTCTCTGAACAAGAACTTAACGATATGGGTGCTGATGCATACGGTGAAGTCTCTGCTGACAAAGTATTCGATATGGTCTTGTGTACTGTCAAAATCATGCAAGCAATTGCAGGATTTTCTGGCAATAGCACTAGATACATCGATGCTACAGACCGTCGACTTGTTAAAGATGTTTTGGTTTACGACTCAGCTGTTGGTTCTCACAGAATCATGCACCACAGAGACGTTCGAAACACCGCAGGTACCACAACCGTTTACGGATTGAGAGAGGAAATGCACAAAGTTGCATACCTTGACAAACCTATGTTTGAGGACCTTGGCAAAGTTGGCGATGCTGACAGAGGACACTGGGTAACAGAATTTACCCTTGAAGTTCTTGAGGAAAGAGCAGACTTGAAGCGTACAGGATACGCTCAAACTGGCTAATAGCCAAATTGAGTAGTATTGAGCTTAGGTAACGGCTAGAGGGGGAGTTCGAACCCAACACTATGTCAGTGTTGGTACTACCTGACAAATGGACATCACGCTCTTGGGGATTAGCCAAAATCGGCTAAGGGCACACAAAAAATAGGGGATTCGGTGGAGGTTCTGCCAAGACTGTCCTTCACCGATGAACCTTTTATATATGGGAAAACTATACATAGACGAAAAAGGGAGAATATTAGATAAGGAAAAAGCAGATTTTGCAGACCTTGTCTTTGATTTACGTCAAAAAGGAGACCCATGGGTTGTTATTGAACATCTCATTCAATACTGGATTAAAAGTGCTCCAGAAGAAGTTCAGGCAGTTAAGATAGATGTTGACGACCAGCGGTCAATGTTGATTGACAAAGAATATGGTACTACAAAAGGGGGAAAACAAATGGAACGTAGGTTTAAACTTCTTTTTCCCACCAATTTAATGCTTCTTATTCGTGCGGTCTATCCATCGGATGAGCTTAAGATGGATAAAAAGTTTTATGATGAATTTGCTTCACGCTACCCAGGGTTCAAGGTGGCAGAAAAAAGTTAAATCTGTTATACAAATCTTATGGGAGCTACATTTTTAAACCAAAAAGAAAGGGAATGGATTTCGTCTAAAGTTACAGGGGTTACTGCCCAGACTCCATTAAACCAGCTTAAACGTACTTATTATATTTCTTATGTTGGAGGAACCATCCCGCCCACAGTAAGTTTGTCTGACTTGGAAACACGTTGGTTGGATAAATATATTCGTACGCTCTCTGGAACCCCATCAAGTGATAATAATAGTTCCCTTTGGAAAGAGATTGTTGTTGCAATAGGCAAAACTCCCTCCAACTTTTTGAACGATAATAAGATAATTTTTTATTCAAACGCCCTCTAGTTGACATTGGGCTTTTAGTTTGATTATATCTAAGGAGGTGATACAAAGTATGCAAAATTACGATAAAAATTTAAAACCATTAGTAGAAGTCGCACCAACTAAGGCTCCATTCAAAATGAAGTCTGAAAATTTGGCCCCTGTCGAAAAACCATTTGCGTCAAAATCAGCATTTAACATGCCAACTAACGAAGTTACTGCGGCATCATCAGCAAAATTACAAAAAGCAAGCCGTCTTGGAGGAAGAGTAAATATATCTGGAGGTTCCGCACCTTTCGCTAAATAAGCGATTGTTCGGTAGTTATCTAGAAAACAGTCTATTATGGAGCAAAAAACTGCCCAATTACATCTCAACATGATTCTTAAGGAAGATGAACCTGTGGAGATTGTTCGTCGTTCCATTGAATCTGTTATAAAGTTTGTAAATGATGCCTACATTACAGTCACTTACAACGGTGACTCTCCGAACAAGGAAAGTGAACTTGTTAAATATTTAGAGGGAGAAAAATTCCACGTAAGTTTCTTCAAATGGATTAAAGACTTTTCAGCTGCCCGTAACTTTGCCATGGAGCAAGTTCCTCATGGAGTTAATGAATTTATTTATTGGCAAGATGCAGATGACATTTTACGTGGAGCAGACAAACTTCAAACCTATTTAGCTGATGCAGTTAGATTAAATATTGTTGCATTTTTTTTCCATTATTGGTACATGGTTGACCTAAATGAAGACGGTTCAGTTAGGGAGGTTTTAGTAGACCATAAACGAGAAAGAATCATCAGAAACGATTACACTTTTATGTGGATTGGTAAGCTTCACGAAACCCTCATAGAACAAAGGCAAGAAAATGTTGAAAAGAAAGGAATAAACGACACCGAATGTGTAGTTGTACATTTGACTAACCATGAACGTATTGACAAAAACATAGACAGAAACATAGAAATCCTTGAGAATCAGGCAAAAGAAGAAAACCACAAAGACCCCCGCACCCTCATTTATCTTGCTCGAGCCTATTATGACAAAGGAAAGATGAGCGATACTCCTACACAAAGGAAGATATATTTTGATTTGTCCCTCAATCTGTTTCATGAATATCTCGAAGGAAGTGGAGACCCTGGCACAGCTGGATATAGAGAGGCATCTGGATGGGCAGAAGAAAGAAGTACTGCATGGTCTCATGTTGCGGAAATAGCTTTGTTGTCTAAGGCATATGACGTAGCTATTCAGGCGTATGAGTCTGCAATAGACGAAGCACCCCAGTTTCCTAATCTATATGTAGATTTGGCCATGGCTTATTCTATGAAAGGTGATTACAAAAAAGCTAAACACTGGCTTAAGATTGCCACCCACGTAGATGTTCCAAGTACCACCATTATTACTCTCCCGCGTGATATGAAGACAAGGGCTTTGGAAATAGACTTCCAAGTTTCCTTGCGAGAAGGAAAGTTTGAACATTGTTTGGAGGATTTGCAGTTACTTCACGACATTTTGCCCAATGACACTTCAGTTACTGACAGAATCAAAACTGTCATTAAATTAGATGAAGAAAATAAAGCTGCCCAGTCCCTAGTCTACCTAGGTAAATTCCTTGAAAAAAATGAAGTTGACGCAACCAAGAAAGAAAAACTAGCTTCTTTGGTTAGGGCTATTCCAAGTGCGGTTGAAGTAGAATCTTTTGCTTCTGAAATGAAACACTTATTTCTTCCTCCCCGAGTAGCAGAAGAAAATGAAATTGCTATTCTTTGTGGTCCAGGCTTTGAGGAATGGTCTCCTGAATCAATCAAGACTGGTCTTGGGGGTTCTGAACAAGCAGTCGTCTATATGTCTAAAGAGTTAAAGAAACTTGGTTGGAAAGTGACTGTATACGCAAACCCAGGTAAGGCGTCTGGAGACCACGAAGGAATTACTTATTTACCATGGCACTCACTTAATCCAAAAGAGAACTTCAATGTTTTGATTTTGTGGAGAGGTATAGGTTTTGTCGATTTTAAACCTAAGGCTAAATTTACCATGCTTTGGATGCACGATATTCCTAACAACCCAGACTTTACAGAAGATAGAGTTGACAGGGTAAACAAAATTGCAGTCTTGTCAGAGTTCCACAAAAGTTTATTCCGTGTAGATAGAGGAGGTAAGTTCGAACCAATTCCAGACAATAAGATGTTTTTGACTGCAAACGGAATTCTTCCAATGAAACCTTCGAAGAAAGTCGTAAGAGACCCAGCAAGAATGATTTATTCTTCATCTCCTGATAGAGGACTTGTATATTTGCTTAAGATGTGGCCAGACATCATTAAAGAAGTTCCAGAAGCCAACTTGCACATATACTATGGGTTTGATGTCTTTGACGCTATTCATAAAGGTTCGCCAGGTAGAATGAAATGGAAACAAATGGTTTTAGGTTTAATGAGACAACCTGGAATTACCTATCACGGCAGAATTGGTCACAATGACCTACACAAAGAAATGGCAAAGTCTGGAATCTGGGCGTATCCGACAGACTTTGATGAAATTTCATGTATTACAGCAATGGAGTGCCAAGCACTTGGTGCAGTCCCTGTAGTAACTACTCAAGGGGCTCTTAATGAGACAGTTAGAAATGGTCTCAAGGTTGATGTTGATATTACCACCGAAGAGGGGCAAAAAGAATATAAGGAACAACTTATTAAACTTCTTAAAAGCCCAGCAAAACAAAAAGAATATAGAGATGTCATGATGAAATGGGCACAAGACTATTTCATCTGGGAAAATGTTGCAAAGCAATGGGACCAAGAACTTAGGCTTAATTTACAGAATCCTGATATTCTTGCAAAGTCCCTAGAATCAGTAAAAAATGATAAAAAAGATACTACAAAAAATAAATAATCGGTTTGATAATTTTGTAAGAGACCTCTATTTTAGAACTGTCTACAAGAGAGACCGAGAATTAGAGGAATTAGCTGTGGAGACTAGAATGGGAAATCCCATTGCTTTGGCAAAGAGATTAAAAATGGTTAAGGATTATCCACAAGATGTTCCACTTGAACCAATTGAGGAATACAAAGACGGTGTTTTTGTATTAGAGGGGCCACAAGGGGCTTCTCTTGACATGGTGCAAGCTACAATTCTTACGAGTTTTGGAAAAACTGGTGACTATAGAAAAAATGCTAAAGGAATTAGATTTTTCGCAAAGATTATTGGTTTTCAAGATGACAATGCTCCAAGCAGAAATTTGGGAATGGACATGAAAGAATTAAACAGCTCGGCTCAAGGAGGTGTTATATAACAATGCAAGATTCAGCAATGATGGAAGGTAAAACTATGGGTGTATGTGCCGCTTGTGGAAAGGAAATGGTTATCCGTTCTACTAGAGATAAAAAAGCACAATATTGTTCGCGCATATGCGCTAGCCGAGCACGTTTCTTAACAAGATATAAGGGGACAATGTCTGGTCCTTTGGACAGACCCGCTGACCCGATGTCAAAAAGTAAGTTCGTGGCTTAAAGGAGGTGAATAATTTATATGTTAGTTAAAAAGATAAATCCAGAATGGGCACCAGCTGAAAGTAAAGGATTACAAGTCGGTGAGACTATTGAAATTACTGACGCGAAAGCACTTATTCTTAATGGTGACGTAATTGCCATAAACAAAGATGGAACAGAAAAGAGTAGCTATGATTTGTTTGGTGTTTTGGCTGGAAAAGAAAAAACCGAGTTTGAACAATGGTTGGCTGTTAAAAAGCAAAAAGAGCTTCAGGAAAAATTAGTTGAAGAGAGCAAAGCCCTCAAGGAAGAGGTTGCTGCTATCGAGAAAGAAGAAGCTCCTGTTGTAGCTTCAGTTGAAGAAAAGAAATCATCAACTTCCGCAAAAACAGAAAAGAAAGGTAAATAATGAACCAAAAACCAAAAGTAAGGCTCTTGTTTGTGTATGACCACAAGTATGAAAATATTTGGCGGGATGGTTTGTGGGCTGCATTGAATATACTTAAAGAAACCTACGACATTAAATTTCATAATCTCCACAATGCCTCTTCATTAGGCTTAACAGGAGATTACGATTTTGTGTTGGGATGGGGAGCTTTCAATAGTTCCGTAGATATCTTTTTAAGAAGATATGCTGAAACATGGCCAGAATCTAAATCCAAATATGGCTTGTGTGTTGGTGGAGTTGCCTATCCAAATAATTACATTGGTTTTTACAATATTTTATTCTACGAGACAGAATGGTATCGTCCACAAATTTCCAATCATCCTCAAATAATGCACGCTTTTGGCGTTAATACTAAAATTTACACCCCATGGCCAGAAGCCCCCATAATCTGGGATTGGCTTTCTGTCGGTGCTTTTGCTTATTGGAAGAGGCACGAAAGAATTATTGCCAGACCAGGCAGTAAATTGGTCGTTGGAGAAATTCAAAAAGAAAATTGGTCAGAGTCATTTGATATTATTTCTGACTTGCTTTTGGCTGGTGTTGGTATTTCCGACATGATGTACCCCACAAAACTCAGGAATATATATAATTGTGCTGGCACTGTTTACATTCCAGCCGATGTCACGGGCGGTGGCGAGAGAGCTGTATTGGAGGCTCGTGCGTGCGGGCGACCAGTAGAAATAGAAGACGACAATCCTAAATTGAGGGAGCTGTTGAACTCTCCAGTCTGGGACGAAAATTATTATGCATCTCAACTTAGAAAGGGGGTTGAATCATGTCTGATATAAAAATTATCCTTGTTATTCCTACTGTAATTTTAGATAAAAAACTAGAAGATTTAGCAATATTATGTGTTGGTTCATATATGAACCAAGCAGACGAAATTATTGTTGTTGGCGATGGTGGAATGTTTAGCCAAAACTTACTTCAGCTAGCTGATACCTACATTTATAATAAAAACAACGTTGGTTTTACGAAAACAGTTAATAGAGGATGGAAATATGCATCTGGAGACTATGTGATGATAATTAATTCAGATACACAGCTTAAAAAAGGAGACCTAAATGACCTTTGTATTCCAGGAAAAGTTACATCTCCTGTTATTGTAAACCAATATATAGAAAGACTAGCTGGTCCGTTCTGGGTTGTTCCTAGAGAGGTAACAGAAGAAAGAGGGTTCTTGCTGGAAGAGTTAAAAACATACTCTTCAGACTCTGAGTACGATGCTAGGGTTAAAGATATTTTTCAAAAAGTAGAATCAGTTGAAATTTATCACGAGCAAGCTCAAACAGTAAAAGCTCTTGGAATAGAGGGGGGCATTGAACAAGAAAGGGACAGAAAAATCTATCAAGAACTTATAGACAAGGGGGTTGCTGCAAAATAAAAAATGGGCACCAAGTTGTATTTAGGGTGTGGTCCTGGCTATCCTCACGACCAACATATAAAAGTCATGGGGAAAGACTGGAAGACTGAGTGGACGTTTGTTGACTTGTACGTGTCTCCAGAGGAAGTCCCGACTTCTAATTTTAGACAGTATAATGCTCAGAATTTGTACGAATTTTCAGATGAAACCATTGATGAGATTTATAGTTCTCACTTTCTTGAACACGTTTCCCA